CAAATATCACTCTCCCTAACTTCCAGAAGCTTTATAAAGATCCGAAGTATTCTAGTGAAGTGGCTGCGCTTAGCTATACCGATGCTGATCCGAAGATTGAAAAAATTGAAGGGTTCGCTGAGTTTGTGCGCCTATGGCTAACGAATGCCAATGAAGCGCAATTGAGAGCGCCTAAGTTCTACGATGCGTTTACCAATGAGTTAGCGCGTGATCGTAAGTTGCTTAACCCTATGCGTGATATGCAGGACTTAATGCACAAGTTCTACTTCCAGGGGCCAGATAAGTTAGGTCAAGCGTTAATTGGTAAAGACGTTTCATTCAAGCAGCGTTTTAACGAGTGGGCTTATCGCCGTGACTCGCGTATTCGCCAGCAAGTTATTGACCGTTTCCATGCAGCAAGAAAGGTTGAGCAAGAGCTAACCCGTAAAATCGGAACCGTTGAAGAGTCGGCATGGAAGCAATTCAGAATTGCTAATGGTGGCGCGGAGGGTATTTCTGATTACATTCTCAACTATGGCACTGTGCAGTTTGATGAAAAAGGCGATCTGAAGCGTAGCGGTAAAAGCTTGCATGAAGTAATGGAGCCAGTAAAAACAATCAAGCTAAAACCTGAGCATGAAGGTGATCAGAAGATTGATTTGCTAATGCGTTACTTTGCTGGCCGCCGAGCGTTAGAGCTTCACCGCCAGAAGCGTGAAAACTTGATCCCTAAAGAAACGGCTAAGGAATGGGCTCGCCTTGGTAAAGCTTACCCGGTGTTTGAGTCTATCCAAAAAGAGTATCAAGAGTTTAATGATCGCATGATGGACTTTTATCAAGAAGCCGGAATGATTACGCCTGAAGGCCGTAAAACCATGCAGTCAATGAACAAAGACTATGTTCCTTTCAACCGCATCCGTGATCAACTTGCTGGTGGCAAAGGTGCGGCAAGTGCTGGATTTAAAAAGCTTAAAGGTGGCACCGCAAACCTGAATGATATTTTGGTAAATATTCAAGACGGCATAACGGCAAACGTTCGATCGGCATTAAACAACCGAGCTAAGCAGCGACTTTATCAATACATTTCTGGACACAAAGACGGGGCAATTTTTGCAACCAAGATAGCGCCGGACTCTAAGCCCGTTCAGGTTTACGCCGATGAAATGCAAGCCAAGATAAGCAAGGTGCTTGAGGCTAACGGAATTGAGATAGAAGGTGATCTTGATTTAGCAAGCAAAGAGTTGCTTACTTTTTGGCAGCATGGCGTTGCGCCTCGCGTTAATGAATCGGGCAATATCGTTGATTCAGTGATTATTAATGGCAAGCCAAAGTATTACGAAGTTCAAGATCCAATGCTTCAAGAAATGCTTATGTCAATGAACCCTGAAAGCTATAGCTCGTTTATGAATGTGATGTTCGGGGTTAAAAACTTCTTTACCCGTACCATTACATTAGGGATTGAGTTTACCGGGGCTAACCTGGTGCGTGATACCGTTGGCGCGACATTCCTTAGTAAGAATAACTTCAAGCCGTTTATCAGTTCGTTCCAGGGAATGTATTCGTTTTTAGCTAAAGACAAATATTACCAGGACTTTATTCGATCCGGCGGTGGTCACTCTAGCCGCCTTGAAGGTGCGACTCGTGACAGCCAGGCAAGACGAAGAGTTAAGCTTGATGAGTTTGGCGTTATGACTGGCCCGGAAAGGTTGCTAAGCAGTATTGATAACTTAGCTAGTGCTTTTGAATACGGCACTCGCATTGGTGAATACAGACTTGCCAAGAAAAATATGAAGTCTGATATGGACGCTGGTTTTGATGCGAGAGAAATCTCCACTGACTTTAGTGTTCTTGGTGCTAACAGGTTCCTGACTGGCTACATTCGCACAGTTCCGTTCCTAAACGCGATGGTTCAATCACAGGATCGTGTATTTAGAGAAGCAGCAGTAAGCAAGCGTTATGACGGAAACCCTACAGGCATGGCTATGAAGGCGTTTCTTGGTATTACGGTGCCGACTCTGATCCTTTATTTGGTGAATAAAGATGACGAAGATTACAAAGCAATACCGGATTACGAAAAAAGAACTAACTGGCATATTAAAATCGGTGACGGTCAATTCGTTAAAATTCCTCGTCCTTATGATGTTGGTTTTGTTTATGCAACGATGCCTGAGCTATTTGCAAAGTATGTAGAGGATGACAAGGGCAAAGAGTTTGCTGATGGTATGCTGTGGACAATGACGCAGATGTACGGCATTGATGGAACTCCGGCAATGATGACAGGATGGTGGGACCTGGTTCGAAATGAGAAATGGACAGGTGCGCCAGTGGTGCCGCAATCCCTTTCTGATGTTGAAGCGCCTGAACAGTACACATCAAACACAAGTGAGACCTTTGTTCGTATGGGTGAGGCTTTAGGGGTTAGCCCTATCAAGGCTGAGCATATGTTTAAGGCGTACACTGGTTATCTTGGTGGGTACTTAATGGCTGGCACTGATCACCTTCTTTGGGATGAGTCGAAGTTTGGAGAAAAACCGGATCGCAAGTTATCAGAAAATGTATTCTTGCGCCGCTTCCTTACTCCTGATGTTCGCCCGGCCACTGCAAACATGGAGAAGTTTTTCAACCTAAAAGAACAGTCTGATAAAATAGTTTCAACATTTAAACAAACCGTTGATGTTCGCAGACAAATTAAAGGCCAAGGGGGTACTGGAAAGTTCAAGGATGACAAATTCTTTGGCCTTAGCGCAAAAGAGAAAGAGGTGCTTTTTGGTCTTAACGACTCTATGAACCAACTGATCAAGCTGATGTATGGTAAGGAAGGGATTAAAACCGCAGAGCTGAAAATTAAATATGACAAAAAATTGTCTGGTAAAGAAAAGCGTGAGCAAATGGATAAGCTATGGCTTGCTCGCAATAAAGCATTTGAAACGTACTATAACCAAGCTAATCAGGCTTTGCAGAAGGCCAAAAGAGAAGCGAAACAGGAGAAATAACATGGCAGTCTCAATGATTGGTCCTAAGTTTTATGCTTGGGATAAAAACGGAAAGCCTTTAGCTTTTGGTAAGCTTTATACTTACCAGGCTAGAACTAATACGCCTAAACCAACATATCAATCTGAAGATCAGGTTGTAGAAAATACAAACCCGGTAATCTTAAACGGAGAAGGCTACGCAAACGTCTACCTTTCAGGATCTTACAAGATGGTCCTAAAGGATAAAGACGACAATGAAATATGGTCCTCAGATCCTGTTTCTGCTGCACAGCCTGAAGAGTGGGTTAATTGCCTAACAGCTACATATTTAAGCCCTACAACGTTTAAGGTTGGTGGTAACTTCACTGAGCAGTATGGTGCAGGTCGCCGTGTTCGCCTTGATAATAATACTTCAGAGTATTCATATTCCACTATTGTTGATTCTGTTTACGCATCTAGTGAAACAACGGTAACTATACTATCACCTGTAGTTACAACGGGAATTGTTGAAAGTTGCGTATCAATAATTGGCCCTGATTCAATATGGTTAAACAGAGTTGAAAGCATTGATGCTCTAAGACAGCTATCACCAGATCCAGGCCAGATAATTGAGTTGATTGATTATTACGGTGGATATAACGCACAAATGAGACCGCCAGAAGGGGGAGGTAAGTTCTACATTGATCAGGATGACGTTTCTAGTGTTGATGATGGCGGCATGATAATCGTGTGCGCCAATGACGCCAGAGCAAAGAGAATCTATGAAGATAAGGTTTTAGTTGAGTGGTTTGGTGCGTCAACTTATTTTGATGATGCTAACGCAAACAAAAACGTTACTGCGTTCACCAATACGGCAAAGTTTTGCTTTGAAGGGAAAACTCAAGAAAACTCAGTTCCTGCGATGTGGTTTTCAATATCAAACCCTGGTGGATACAAGGTGGATTCTACCACTCCAATTCCATACAACACGATAAGAATGGGAAGTGATGGTGAGGCCAGGATTCAACCGTTAAACTCAGTTGAAAAGTTCACTTGCTTTGATAATGAAACGGCTGTAACTGAACGATGCAAGATACACGGCTTGATATTTCAGATGTTCGGTGATTTTGATGCTATTAATTTAAGCTTTGGCTCAAACTCTGCCTTCAGGTTTTCTCGTTTATCAAGAAATGCTGAAATAGATATTTATTGTATCGGCGGTGATACAGGCTTGGACTTGGCTTCATCACAAGATCATTGGGGTATAAACCTTGGTCCTATGTGTCGCTTTGAGCTTCAGAAGTTTCCGCTTCGATTGGATGTTAACGGCCAGACATTTACCGTTAATGGCGGTCTGTTTAACTCTACTGTTAAAGCTGGCGTTGACGTTACGGTTATCGGCAACTCAAGCCAAGTAAGCTTTAAAGGTACGGTCTTTGAAAATGACGGAGTTAACACGTCTGGCGCTGGCGGCAAAATGCTTCGTCTATCAGGCAATATTAAAGAAGTAATCTTTGACTCTTGCCAGTCTGAAAGACTTGGTTATTACGCTGACAGGCTAGGCGCTATATCTGATTATGACGTTGTGATTCAAGGCGTTGAAAGGGTTACGCTTATTAACTCAAGGATGTGGGGAGGCGGTTATGGTTCGGTTGCGCCTGGTAACTCTCGAAACTTTGGTTGGTGGTTGGAGAATTGTTCTCTCAAGCTTATTAGCTCGCGCCTATGGTCGTTTTCTGAGAAGGCTATTCATTGCGTTGGTGATGTTTCGATCAGTTGTGATTCTAAGTCTCAAGTGGATGGTCGTATTGATGGTGACTTTAAAATAGTGTCAAACGCCGATCTTGGTAAGAACCAGATTTCTTCGCCTGACGGTTCAAGATATGAGCTTTCTCGCGGTCAACCTGTTCCTTTAGGTTGGAGGCATTTAGAGGCTACAGCTTCACCACAAAGTGCGTTGGTAACTACTGGATTATCTGAGCAATCATCTAAGCATGGATTTACATTCACTGACTCAACGGTTTACACGAACCCGATCAAGGTAACTCAAGGTGATGAAATTTGCCTGAGGTTTTTTGGTGAGTTTGCCGGGACAAATTGCGAACTGTTTGCCTACAAGTTTAACCCTGACGGAACAATTGACCTGAATAACTCGAATGACCCTGATACTACGTTGATTAAGTCATTCACCATGAACTCAACTGGTGCTGAAGGTGGTCGGGCATATTTCATTTTGAAGCATGTTATAGATCAGGATGTTGAGCTTGTTGGGTTTAGATTTAACCGTAAATTCTCTGGCGACCTAACTAATTACATTGAGGCCCCGGCAATTTATCTAAATTCAGGAATTGACTGGAAGGACGATAGTGCATACTCAGATAATGATTCAAGCTTTGGATTTAGATTTTATCTTGGCCCATTGCTGCCAGCGTTGCCTAATGCCGATCTTACCTCTGCCAAGACTGATTTGAAGGGGCTATATCGACAAGGTGAAATTATTGGTCATCAATGGACTGCATCAACTGAACCGCTAATTTCAACCTTTGATAATACAGGTGATATAGACGGCTCAGCAATAAATCTTGTTACAGTGGCTACTAAGCCATAAGCTTTTCAAGATCACGAATGCGCTGGTTGAAAGACTGGCGCATTTTTTCTAACTCTTCCCAGGTCCACTTAACCGGGGCAGTATTAGACTCGCAGTAGTCTATGATTTTTTGCCCTTCCTCTTCACCAAAGCGATCCTTTAAACCTTGCTTGTATCCTCTAGTTGTCTTCGTTCCCTCAATGTCACCTGATAGGTTCATATTGCATCGGTGGTTATGCTGAAGGAAGGTGTTCTTCCTGTCATAGCGCAAGCCGGACTGAGCGCCGCGAGTCTTAAAGTGACCACAACACCACTGATCACCGCCAATGGGACGGCCGCAGCTAATACATTCAGGCTCTAAACCTCTTTCTTTGAACCACAATTTTTCCTCAAGAACGCGCATTTTGTTGAATGACTTCTGAGTTAAACCGTGTTGCCACTTCAGATCGCGCCTTTTTGCTTCCTTGCTGGCTGCTCGTGAGGCTTTATCCTCTTTCGCTTGTGCTTGCTTGGCTTTGTTGATTTTCTTCGTCCTGGTACGCTCCTGAAGCTTTCGAGAGTGAGTTATTGCATGGTCGATACAACAAAACCAGCCTGCCGGGGTTTTAATTCCTTGCTCAGTTGGATAGCGGTCTTTGCAGTGCGTACACTTCCGTTTTGAATTTGCCATAGTTACACCAATTGTTCATAAAGATTTGTGGAGAATAATACTAGCAAGCTGTTTGATACTCTTTCGTCACTTTGTAACGCTGCATACTTCTTTGCTAGGTGATCTTTCTTGGACAACCAGGCTTGATGTGCTGCTTCTTCGCTATCAAACATTCCAATATGAGGTGATAATTCCTTGTTAAACGGGTCTCTACATTCGGCTATAAACTTTTTACCTCTAACACCTGTCACGCCAATTTTATATCTTCCCCTTTTGGATCTTCTGTTTGTCAGGAAGTAGTTAAGCTCTTTTGATATAAAACAGCAATTAGCAGGGCTATAAACCTTATTGCCAGGATTTATAATATCCTTGTCTAGCTGATTTCCATTCCAATCCTGCTGTTTCATCCAGCGCTTAAAATTACTGAATGTCAGCCATTCTTTACAAACGGTACAGTTTTTATATGTGGGAAATTTGGAGTGGTACTTTTCGCTATAGCATCGAGTAAGCATAGAGATCCACTTTATGTAGAAAGGGCATAGTCTTACTTTGTAGTCTGCGTCATTAATTCCAACGCCATAGATTAGATTTTTCATATCAACCTCTCAATCATAGGTTATCAATCTTGAAGTGGTGCGCCAGTGGGTGATTGAAGTCCACGTTCAGCCGCTAAACCTAGGCGCAATTAAAGTATACAACTCAAAAGAAACTTAGCAACTGGTTGTATGTGTTTTGATCTGCTGTCTTGAATATGTGCTTCATGGCGGCATTAATCAAAGAGCTGTAGCAATGCTCGAACTCTTCTTGTGACATCGAAGAGAACGAAAGTGACTTGGCTTCAACTCTAACGTCACCATGAATGCTAACGTGCTGGTCATAGAACCCGGCCAGTACAGTTAAGTGATTACGGAAAACATCAAACTGCTTAGTCTCGCTTTGAAATTCGTTATCACCTTTCCAGTAGTTAAAGCAAAAATTGAAGAAGGCGAAAACTTTACGGTGAAACTTTGGGTTCCTGGTCAGCTTGATCTCAATGGTGTACTGTTCGCCAGTTTTGAATTTATTAAGCTTTTCCAGTTCCATATCTGAAGCCGGACAAAGAACGCCGCCCGGTTGCTTTATCATTTCAACTTTCATCTTCTTCACCTAGCTGTTCAATTAGGCTTTCAGCGATATAAGGGATCATCCAGTCGCAATTATCGCCGTTTTCAGTTTTAAGGCTTAGAAGCTCCCACTCTTCCGGCTCCGTAGGAAAACAATTTTCAGGTAGTGCGGTGTACACTCCTGGTATTTCTGGTGTATGATTAAACGTAAGTTCAGCTTCTACTTCTGAACCGTTTATATCCAGTGTCACCGTTTTTGTGTATTGCATGTTATTACTTCCTTTTCTACTTTGAACTGCCGCTACCATTTTGATAGCGGTATTTTTTTACTTCTCATAAAATCCAGGCCTAAAGTCGTACTCAATCACTCTTGAAGGTGCTTTAAGTCCTATCGGCGTGATAATGCCAACCGCACAACTAAACTTAGGCCCTTGCTCCTTCCCGTTTTTATCCAGGAACTTTGAACCGTCCGGCCTTAAAAATTTAAGTCTGAATGGCATTTCAATGAATGTGTCACAAACCTCTTTAAGCTTTCGGCGATAAGCCACTTCAGGGTTATTAGGAATGATCATGGCCGTTGTTGTTCCATGCCGTTCACATTGGCCGTTATCAAGGATCGCTTTTGAACCGCATTCACCTTGCCACGGTTTCGAATAGCAACAAGTTGGCTCTGGCATGGTGTGACCTTGCCTTTGCTGAGCTAACTCTTCAGTGATGATCTTCAACTGCTTTTTACGGATAAGCCCGGCGAACTCAATTGAATAACCAACCTTGCCAAGTACCATTTTAAAAGCGGCGTTAAAGCCTTGCTGGTAGCCTTTTTTGAAGCCTCTTGAATAGCTCATACTCTTTCCCTTTTGAATTGAAAACGCTGGCCGCAGCTTTCGCACAAAGCACGAAGAGAGCCAGATCTTGTTTGTCTTAGGTTGCCGCCGCATTTAGTGCACTTGCTTTCGCCAACTGCTTTTTGCATAGACTTATTGATTGCTTCAGCGTTGTTTGATCTTGGCTTTGAAATTCCAAGAGCCTTTAGCGTTCGGTTGTATTCCTTTACGATCCACTTTCCGTCAGGCTCATGGTGTAGGCCGTCACCCATCATATCCCCAAGCTTTACAAGTTGACGGTGAAGGTACTCTTTATCGCTCATTCTGCCGTTCCTCATATCGTTTTTTAAATGGACCAATCAACTTAATCCCTTTAGCAAGAAACTCGTCAATCTTGCGGTCAAGTTGCTGGTTGTGCTGTTCCGGCGTAAGCGTTTCTTTCATCTTCTCCGGCGTTTCAATTCGCTTAGCTTTCGGATCTGGTGGAGTAATTTCGCCGTTAGCAATCTTTGTTCTGATCTTGCTGATGGTTTCGGACCAAAGTTTACGCGCCTTGTCTTCAGGTAATTGGGTTCGACACTGGAAGCCTACTTTCTGCCTGGTTAACAGCTCTGCATGATCAAGAGGTTCTTTCTTGTCAATGAAGCGGTCAAAGGATTCAGTAGCATCTTCAACGCCTTCGCAAAGCTCAATGAACTTAGGCAAGTTAGGCGGCCAGGTAATACCAGCTTTAACGGTTTGAGCTACCCCGCTCTTAACGCTTTCGATAGTCTGTTTATTCAGAGCTATCTTCCACATCAATGACGGTTCCTCGCCATTCTCCCTGATCCACTGCTCCCCGTAGATCTCGACCATCTTCAGCCATACCCAATCCGCCGCCTGGCTGTCCTGGTTCGTTTCCGTATTTCTCTTGAAGTCGCAACTGTTGTCGCTCGACTGCTGAGAGTTTACGGCCCGTTGTAGATTGTCCATTGATAATTTTTTCATTGCCTATTGTCTCCATGAAGCTTTCGAGCTTTTCACCTGTTCTACATATCAGCTCAATATCGTTAAAAGGTTTCTGCCTGTCATTCTGGCCCATTGAAAACGGATCATTACGACAACCATCAATAGCCTGTTTAATCTGCTCAACCGTATAACCTTCTTTCAGCCGAGCCTTGATAGCTTTGTCGCGTTTAGCGGTTAGCTTGCTGGTAGACAGGTTTTTACCCATAACGTCACACCAGTATTTGAACAAGTCGAAAGCCGGGTTAGCTTTAGCTGACAGAGGTTTTTCTAATTGGTTACTGGTTAATGGTTCTTGGTTATTGGTTATTGGTTTATGGTTAGCTTTCGATTCGCTTTTTTTAGCTTTGCCTTCGGTTTCGTCTGGGTTAGCTTTGGCTTTTCTTGGTCGCCCTCCCTTTTTGCCGTTAGCCCTTGCTGCGTCTGCCTTTGCGTGATAATTGGCAATTTCTGAATCAATGCGACTTTGCTGATAACCTTCTTCCGTTTCTGTAAAGAAATCCTCAAGGACGGTTTTAATTTCCTCGTGGTTTTCTCTCATATTGATAAGCCTGGACAGCTTAGAAACGTCTTTGATAAGAGGTTGCTCTTTGTCGTAGTACAGATCGATAAGCCGTCTATAAGCTAAATCTTCGGTATTACTCAAATGACGAGTAGCCTTAGCATAGTCACCAATGTTGAATTGGTAATAGTGCATAAGCTAATCGCCCTCGCCAAGCGCAATGAACTCACTCACTGGCATTTCAAAGAATTTTGCAATATCAACAATGCTTGATTGTTTGATAGAGCCGCTTTTAAGCCAGTTAGAAATCTGCTGGCTGCTTGTTCCTAAAGCATTAGCAAGATCTTTATGCTTAATGCCTTTTTTTGCGATAGCGAGTCTTAGAGACTTACTTAGGTTCATTCTGGTTAACTCCTTTACTGTGTTGATGAGCTTAATGTATACGGCCAAACTTAAAAAGTACAGAAAAAAGTGAAAATAAATCTTGCGGAAGTGAAATTAAGCGGTTATAGTTCTTACATCAACACGGAGACGCAACATGAAGAAGGCAAGTATGAAGGTTTTAGCAGTAATAGCAGCGGTGGCGCTTTTCGGTCTTGTAGGTCAAATGGACTATGAAGACGCAGTAAACCAGGAAGCACACTATTGCGATATGGTTGAAGCTGGTAACTGGCCTGCTTACCGTGATGACATTGTTTGTTCAAAAGTAGAAGGTGAATAACATGAAAATCGAAAACAAAGGCGCTCTTGTAGAAGCGTTCGCCGCAAAGTCGGCAGAAATCCAACGTCTTAATGATCAGCTTGGAAAAGCTGAAGCGGATCTTGAAGCAATCAATCAAGCTATCGTTGTTGATGAAGACCTACTTGGAATTATCCAAGAGGGCGGTATCCACACAGTAAACGATGCTCTTGTTTACTGGAATGACCATAACGAGCAACTTGAAATTGCAAAGGTTATTCATTCATGGTCTGAGAAGACTGAACTTAACGCTCAACAGCTTCAGTTAATTGGTGGCTTAAATGAGTAGCGGCGAATTAGTTACAAGTGATCAGCAATCATCACTTCCGGTTATGGCACAGCCGCACATGCGCCTAATTGAAATTGCAGTGAATAACGGCGCTGACATTACTCAGCTTGAAAAGCTTATGGATCTTCAAGAGCGTTATGAAGCAAACCAGGCTAAGAAAGAGTTTAACGCCGCAATGTCTCAGTTTCAGGCAATGCTTCCGGTAATTGAAAAGCTTGGCATTGTGGATTACACAACTTCAAAAGGTCGCACGTTCTACCAGTACGCCAAGATTGAAGATATTGCTAAGGCAATTCAGCCAGCGTTAAAAGAAACAGGCCTGTCTTACCGCTTTACGCAAAGCCAGGATAACGGAATTATCACGGTTCGCTGTATCGTCACTCACCAGAGCGGCCACTCAGAATACAGTGAGTTGGTATCTTCTCCTGATATTAGCGGCGGCAAGGATCAGCTTAAAAGTATCGCTTCGGCAATCTCATACCTTCGCCGTTATACACTGACTGGCATCTTGGGGATTGTTGTCGGTGGTGAAGACGATGACGGCGATTCTGTTCAGTACGATAACCAGGATCAGCAACAGGTTGTTAACTGCTACCC